CCCAGTACATTTCACATTTTCCGTCCTTAATTGGTGAATTAATAAAATAGGATTGCATATACTCGCTAGGCTTTGCAGTAAAGCGGTAACAACTTTCTTTGTGGGGACAATTTGTCCCTGGGCACATGGTGATATCAGGACTCATTATTGTATGTATTTAGGCGTTTAATTGCACTTTTGTCCGACTTATACGGCATTGCGTATAAAAATAGCCGTTAATGCGTAGTATATCTTACATTATTTACCTTTTTGTAAACTCTAGTTTACTTTAAAGGCAAATCTTTATCAATAATGCCATGAGCAATCCAATACCAACCAGCGTTGGAGTCATTCTTAAAAGTCTTTTTTTCGTCATAAAATTGAGCAAATGATTTGTAATCGTCGCCAAACGTGTATTGGCTACTTTTGTATTTAGATCGTCCTTTTTTTACTAGCAATCCATCGGCAAACAAAACGTAAAATTCGTTTTCTTCGACCGCCTGGTTAAACTCTAAATATTGCATCCACCAATCTACAGGCTTTCGGTTTTCGTCTAGCACCTTGGTTGCTATGCCGTAGCCAAACGGATTTATAATTTGGTCCTCATTCATGCCGCAAGATAAAAGCATAAAAATTAAGACTAAAACAAAAGATTGCGTTTTGTTAAAAGTATTTTTAGAAATTGTTTGGAATCATAGAAATAAGTAATAATTTCGGGTATTCATTTAAACAAAACCCTATGAATTACGAGACAGAAACCCATTACGACAAGCAAGTAAATTTTATTTACGAAGGCTTTGAATACGTTTGGCAAGGCGACTACACGGTTACCAACTGCGGCGAGGACGAAAGCGAATTTGCGCCAGGATATGGCGAGACAGAAATTTTAATTCAGCATACCAATAGCCTGTTTTATTTTAACCCGACAACCGACGAGGTAATTGAGGCAATACCAACGGCAAGCATTATGCTAGAATTAGAAATAGAAATTGAACGAAACCTTTAAACAACAAACACCTATGAGAGAGTTAATCGCAATCCAATCGGAGTTAAAAGCTCCAAAAAATCAGTTTAACGCCTTTGGAAAATACAAGTATCGGTCCGTTGAGGATATACTTGAGGCGGTCAAACCGTTGCTTTTAAAATACGAATGCACCTTAATAATTGAGGACGAGGTTAAAGAAGTTGGCGGAATTGTATTTATTGAGGCAACCGCCAGCATACAAAAGGACATGGAGGGCCGAGCGGTAACGGCGCAGGCTGGCATCGACATTAACCGCAAAGGTATGGACGTGGCCCAGTCGTTTGGATCGTCATCTAGTTACGCTAGAAAGTACGCTTTAAATGGCTTGTTTTTAATCGACGATACAAAGGACCCCGACTCGACAAACGACCACGCGCCAAAGGTTGCAGCAATTGTAAAGCCAAAGCCAACCGAGGAGCAATTTGCATTTATAGTTAAATATCTTAACGGAACGGACGCCCAGCAAAAGCAAGCCAAAGAGGCGATAACTAAATACGAATTTACCCAGGATCAAAAAGAAACCTTAGACGGATTAATTTAAACTAACTTATACAACTATGAATCTTTACGAAATAACAAGAGACGCCCAAGAGTTAGCTTTTCTTTTGGAAACCGAAGAGCTAACGCCCGAGCTGGAGCAAATGCTAGTAATTAACCAGGACCAACTCCAGGCAAAGGCTGGCAACTATGCCAAGGTAATTGCAAACATCCAAAGCGACTCCGATGCAATCGACCAAGAAATAAAAAGGTTAAAGGCAATGAAGGAAAGCAAGGATCGAGCCGTTACAAGGCTAAAGGACGCGCTTAGGGAGGCAATGCTAGTAAGTGCCATCGACAAAATAGAAAGTCCGTTATTTAAGCTCTCATTACGTCGTAGCGAGTCCGTCGAGGTGGACATTGTGGAGGCATTACCTAGCGAGTTTATAAACATTAAAAACGTGGTAACGGCCGACAAAGTAGCAATTAAAGAAGCCATTAAACGCGGCGAAAATATTACTGGTGCTAGAATAATCGAAAACTTTAACCTACAAATAAAATGAGCAATTACCTTTATTTAGGCAAATTCATTAAGCGCCCTGGGGACCTAGCGCCCAAGGGCGTGGCCTCCACATACGACAAAGAAAAAATTTCCTTTAACCTAACTTTTGAAAGATTATGGAACTTGATGCGATAACCGAAAAGATTAAGTCCCTTTACTTGGAAGGATTGACGCGCAAGAAAATTGCCAAGGCGCTTGGACTAGACGACCAAAAAGTTGGTTACCTACTTTATACTAAAATGAGGTTGCACGAGCTTTATCCTCGAAAGTTGATGGACGAAAATATTTTTCAAATCCTGACCGACCATCAAATTAGTAGGATTTTAACTTTGGCAACTTATGGCTATTGCTGCCGAGAAATAGCGGAGGATCAAAACATAGAATTCCGCAAGGTTAAAAAGTTGCTAGACGTTGCCCAGGCTAAAAACATGATTGAGAAAAAAGTATAAATTCTTTTTTATTTCTAAGATTCTTTTAATATTTGTTAAACATTTAAACAAACACCAATGAAAAAAGCAGTTAAAGTAATCGGAAAAATCATTTACACAGTCCTGGCTTTGTCGCCAATCTTTGCGCTGGGTTATATGCTTGGCTTAAAATTATTGTAAACACCAAATCCAAAAAAAAAATGAAACACTTAATTTTAAAAACCTCAAAAATTGTTGAAGGCACAACCGTTGTACCTCAATATTTTAGAATTAATCATTCGCAGTATTATAAAATTGTAAGCGATAAAACTTACGTCGTGGTATCGTTTTACGGTACTACTAAAGAGCAAATGGAAGCCTTGACCATTTATCCTGAAATTCAAGTAAAGTTTGTGGAGCATCTTTACATTTATGTACAGGATCAAAATATTGTTGAAATAACCAAAGAACAATTTACCAAACAATTCGACGCTTGCATGGCTTTTATTGATTCTTTATGATAGGCACCGACTCACAAAACGCGCTAATTAGAGGCTGGCTTTTAAACGGCTATTCCATAACGCAGCTGGAGGCTTTGACCCAGTTTGGATGCTTTAGACTGGCGGCTAGGATTGCATACCTTAGAGACAAGGGTTTAGACATCGTGACCGACATGGTTACGCTAGAAAATGGTAAAAGAGTTGCACGCTATTTCCTTAAACCATGAGAGGCCGCAACCTAACGGAATACGACAAAGAGTTAATCTTTGACGCTTGGCAAGACCGAAAGCAAATTAAGGTAATTGCCCAAGAAATGGGCCGATCATACGCTTGCATTTATTTTCACCTAAAAAGGCGTTGCCTCGTTGGATAAATCAAAAAGGTTTATATTTGTGTATCGAATTATTCCTGAGGTGAGAGGCAAGAATAATTCCCTAGGTTAATACCTAACCGCCCGACAGACTCTCACCTGTTGGGCTTTTTTATTGACTATGAAAAAAGAGGCTTATTACTTTTCGCACGATTCAAACGCTAGGGACGATCCAAAGATTTTGCAATTACGCATGGAAATGGGTTGGGAGGGTTACGGTCTTTTTTGGGCCATAATTGAAATGCTACGGAACGAAAGCGACTTTCGGATGCGAACGCATTACAAAGGCATTGCATTCGCATTGCAAACGCATGAGGATTGCATAAAAAGGTTAATTAACGACTTTGATTTATTTGAGACCGACCAGCAATATTTTTGGTCTGAAAGCCTAATAAAACGCATGGAATTAAAAGAAGAGCGTTCCGAAAAGGCTAGAGAATCGGCCAAGAAACGCTGGAATAGGGATATTGATGCGAACGCAATGCGAACGCATAGCGATAGCAATGCGAATGCAATGCAATTAAAAGAAAGTAAAGGAAAAGAAATAAAAGAAATTAAAGAAAAAGAAAGTAAAGTAAATGAGGATTCACATAATTCGATTTTTCGTCAATTATGGAATAATAAGATTTGGCTTGAAGGATTAGCTATAACTTGGAAGGCAGATTTTAAAGAAGTCCAAGACCATTTAAATACCTTTCGCCAAGAATGTATTTTAAAAGCTGATTTTAAAGAAAATGAAAAGCTTGCAAAAGAGCATTTTTTTAATTGGGTTAAAAGAGGCAACCCAGTTCCAAAAAAAGAAAGCAAAGGGAAAAACATATTTGACGAACTTTACAAGGATTTGCAAAAACAAAAACAACTAAAAAATGAATGAGACAATTTTAACGCACCTCCGAAAAATGGAGTTTGTTTGCGGACTTAAGCAATTTAAGGAATACAAAAAAGAAGAGGCAACAGAATTGCTGGATTGCCTTAGCAAGTTATTTAGCTCTTATGGCTGGATTACCGAGGACCGAGTTAATTACATTTTACACGCTGGAATGAGGGGCCAGTACGGCGATTTTTACCACGTTAACGAGAAGACGGTGAGCGTTTGGATAAACCAATACTATGCGCACCACCAAAGCCAAATCGTCCAAGAAATACAGGCTTTAAACAACCAAGAAAAACAATATAGCGACGAAGAAATTGAGCATTGGAAAGAAATTGGACGCCAAACCTTTAGAGACAATTACCAAAACGCCAAAGAAACGGGACATTGTAAGCACATAGCCGACTGGGGCATATACTGGTTTAACAGATTACAAGAAAAAGGGATTTTAAAACCTTGGGAGTTTAATGTTGAAGAAATAGAAAGCGACGTTAGAAGGGAATTGCGGTTGACAAGCAGGTACGTTGAGGAGTCAACAGTTGGAGCCAAGACAAAGAATAAGATTTGGAAATTATTTATTTTACAGGCAATTAAGGACAATAAAAATTTAGATCAATTAATATGAGAATATTAATTGCTTGCGAAGAAAGCCAAGCGGTAACAATTGAATTTAGAAAACTTGGATTTGAGGCTTATTCCTGTGACATTTTGGAGCAATCAGGAGCACATCCTGAATGGCATATAAAAGGCGATATTTTAAATGTTTTAAATAAAGGCTGGGATTGTATGGTTGCTTTTCCGCCTTGCACCGATTTAGCAATGTCAGGAGCAAAACACTTTGAACAAAAAAGAAAGGACGGACGCCAGCAAAAAAGCATTGAGTTTTTTATGCAGTTAGTTAATGCTCCAATTCCTTTTATAGCAATTGAAAATCCGATTGGAGTAATGTCAAGTTTTTACAGAAAGCCTGACCAAATAATTAATCCATTTGATTTTGGAGACCCCGCAAGAAAACCAACTTGTTTATGGCTAAAAAATTTACCTAAATTAAAATCTACTAATTTTGGAGACGCTCCTTTATTTGGTGAAATTTTAGACAAAGGAGAATTTCACATTACAAAAGGAGGCAAAAGGTTACCTAAATGGTATAATTTACCCCCTTCAAAAAATAGGGCAAAAATAAGATCAAAAACATTTGCTGGAATAGCTTTGGCAATGGCTACACAGTGGGCAAAATATTTAAATAACTTAAACAAATAAAACTATGAGCAAGATTTACGGCGGAAACGCAAAAATTATTACCACAAAATATGGCGATATGTGGACAATTAGCCAGTCAAGAAAAGACTTGGAAACCTTATTAAAATTTATGAACGACAACGATACCGAATGGGTAAACTCATCGGTAAAGGAAAAGCAAGAAAAGGTCGAAGGCAAGGCAACGCATTATTTGGAAGTTTACCAAAGGGAGGCCGTACAGATGGCAAATAAAAACGAGGGCAATTTTAAGCCGACAGAGAAACGCATTGTTGAAAACGATAACTTACCTTTTTAAATGAAAAAAAATGATTTGTACGCAATCTTTGCGGCGCTGGTGGGCATTGCCTTACTGGCGTTGCTAAAGGTTTCTAGCTTGTTGCTTTTTATGGTTGCATTGGCTTTGTGGACTTTAGCCTGGTCATGGGTTTACAAAAAATGTAAATGATCCAGTTTAAAATTAACGAAAAACCTTTGAGCGTAAATTTAGCCTGGCAAGGTAAGCGCTATAAAACGCCAGCTTACAAAAATTACGAGAAGGCAATTCTTTTGCGTATGCCACCGTCCAAGGTAGATTCAGCGCAAATGCTTAGAGTTGAGTTTTTCTTTGGCTTTAGCAATCAGGCAAGTGATTTAGACAACCCAGTTAAATTGCTTATGGATATTGCGCAAAAGAAATACGGGTTTAACGATAAAAACGTTTTTGAGTTAAACGTTCGTAAATGCCTAGTTGACAAAGGCGACGAATTTATACAGATGGGTATTTATAATTTATTGCCGTTTTAAACAAAAATCACCTTTATAACTTGTATTATTATCGGAATCCTATATTTGCCTAAAGATTAAAACGATGAGCATATACGAGGGATTATTTATACGAAAAGCACGCAAAGCCGCTGGTTATACGCAAGAGCAGTTGTCCGAGAAAATCGGACTGTCCTTAGCTCCAATTAACCAGGTCGAGAACGGTTGGGAAAGCATAAGCCTAAACAGATTAAGGCAGATTTGCGAAGAGATTGGTTTAGAGGTTATAATTAGACGGAAAGATGCCGAGAATCCAGCCAACTAAAACCGATTATTCCTTAGAGATTAGATACCGATTAAGGGACGGCCATTGGTCGCCTTGGTCGAATAAAGGGAAAGGTAAGTTTGAGACAATGGAGGTTGTACAACGACAAATTAGAACGCTGGCGGCTTCTTATCAACTTAGAGAGAAAGAGGTACGCTTTGAATGGAATGGAGTACTTTGCGACTTTGCTGGCAATAAGACTGGCGAAGTCATTACACTTAAATAGTTAGTTTTGGGTTAGTGTTAACTGGAAAGCCTTGCTCAATCGGGCAAGGTTTTTTTACTTAAATTTGTAATTATGGAAAAGCATTTACATTGGAACGAAAAAGACAAACAAAAGGCGTTTGACCTTATAATTGAGCAAATTTGCCAAGGTAAAAGCCTAAAATCTATAATTGACTTAGACAAAAACAACCTACCAGCATACAAGACTTTTTTGGATTGGGTCGTAAAAAATGAGGAAATGAGTAACAAATACGCGAAGGCAATGAATGTTAGAGCGGAGTTAAAGTTTGAAAGCATCGAGCAAGACTATTCAGAGCCTCCACAAAGAGACGCGGAAACTGGGAAGATAGACCCAGGATGGGTAAGCTTGCAAAGATTAAAGATAGACGCAAAGAAATGGGAGTTGTCTAAGCTAATGCCTAAGAAGTACGGAGACAAGCAAGAAACAACCCATATTTTGGAAACGCCAATATTTACAGGAATCGACCTAAATGTTCCAAAAGACAACGGCGCAAGCTAAAATCTCAAAGCTGAGAAAAAGAGTAAGGATTGTACAAGGTGGCACATCATCGTCCAAAACCTTTTCGATTTTGCCTTTGCTAATTACTCATGCAATGCAGACTCCATATACCGAAATTTCCGTTGTGGCTGAATCAATCCCACACTTAAAGCGTGGAGCGGTTAAAGACTTTTTAAACATTATGGTCATGACTGGCAATTATCAAG